CGCGGTACGCGAGCATTCGCTCAATAACATTGTGCATGTGGGTGCCAACAGTGGCCGCCTCGTTCTTAATACGCTCCGCGTTCTCTGGTCCAACCCTCGCGGCCCACGCGTCAAGCTCCTTGCGGTCTTTTGTAGACGACAGGATATTGGTCACGCTCGGCAGCTTCTGCTCCCCGTAGACATAACGACGGCCCTCGGGCGCATCTATTCTCTGGAGATGCTCGTAGCGGTATCTTTTTCTCTGTAGGCAGTGAAACTGTTGTGCTTGATCCATTCTTTTGCCTTCTCCCCCATTACTTCGTTGGCGATATCCATCTTTTTTATCAACGCATCTACAATCTTCTCATCCACCGTGTTTGGTGCGACAAGATCAATGTAAGTCATTTTGTTAACCTGTCCTGCACGGTCAATGCGGGCTTCCGACTGCAACCGCACCTCTAGGTCATACCCGTTGGAGTAGTAAATCATGGTGTGCGCTTCGGTTAACGTCAAGCCATAGCCGCCTGTTCGCGGTTGCCCAACAAAGAACCGCAACTCGCTCTTCGGGTCTTGAAACCGCTCCACGATCAGGGGACGTTCCTCATCAGGCGTGTCACCGTAGTACGTGGCCACGGCGTTCATGCCGTATTCCTTTTGCAGTCGCACACGGATAGCCGCAATGTCGTGGCGGTAGTGCGCCCAAATAATAATCTTGCCTTGCGACTCCGCGATGGCGTCCATTAGCTCATCCATGCGGTGGTTCTCAAGCGCCACAACTTCACCAGAGTCCATCGTGATGTGGCCACAAACGATCTGCTGCAAACGCATGATTTGTGTTAACGCATTGACAGTGCTTGAGATGTCTCCTGCCAAGGCCGCCATGGCCTGCTTTTGCATCTGTTGGTACAACTTCAATTGCTCATGGGTCAGGCGAACTTCGCGGCGCAAAAAGACCTTATCCGGCAGGTCCAAGCACTCGTCCTTGGTCACTCGAAAAGAGAACTGGGTGAGCTTTTCCTGCAACTCGTCTAGCTTTTTGTAGCCCAGGACCTGTCGGAAAGAATGCGACGAAAGTTTACGTTCTTGAATAATCGCATAACGGTTTTGAAACGTGTAGTAACTCGTGTGCCCAAGCAGGTCATAGGACAAGAACCCGCACTGCTGAAACAAGTCCATCGGACTCTTGGTAACAGGCGAACCCGTCATGATCCGTCGATAACGCGCCAAGCGCCCCGCTTTAACAGCGTTCTTAGAACGTTTGGCAGTAGGGTTCTTGATGCTCGTGCTCTCGTCAATGACCATAAACGCGTCATGCGCAGACAAAAAACGCGAAGCAAACTTCGTGCCCTTCTCTGTTGAAAACGCCTCGATGTTCATGACCAAAATCTTCAAGTCATCCGTTATGCCAAAGAGCCCGTACAGGGCTTTGTCCTGCGCCACTGTTGGCGTAGGTGTCCACAGCGCCATTTGGTATTCAATGTGCGCGGGCATGTGCTTCGGGATCTCTAGCCTAGACCAGTTACGGTACACGCCTTTGGGTGCCACAATCACCACCGCATTGATCTCGCCACGGTCGTAGAGCATCGCAAAATTATTAATGACCATGTACGTTTTTCCCGTACCCATGTCGGCAAATAATGCGGACAGTCGCTTTTCCCAGAACCGCTCTAGGTAAGCCTTTTGATGCAGGAAGGGTGGGTTCTTGTATGGATAGGTATCCAAAAATTCAGTTGTCATCTTCTTTCTTTCTCTGGAGGGAACTTGCGCCCCGACAAAAGAAAGTATACACTACGGTTTCATCTTTAGAAAGGAGAAAGCAAGGTGGCTACTGTATACGTCGTATCCGAGACGGCGCAACACAACATTTCAAGCGCACTTGCGTTTGGTGATATCTTAACAATTCTGCCGCCCAACGCACAGATTGCTTTTTCTATTGCGCCAACAATTCGCCGCATAAAAAGAAAGCTTGAAAAATTCTGCGATGACGATTATCTTCTGCTTATCGGCGACCCAACAGCAATTGGTGTCGTGTGTGCAACAGCCGCATCGCTTAACGGTGGTCGGTATCGGTGTTTAAAGTGGGACAGGTTTGACAAGCGGTATATTCCAATACAGGTAGACTTATTCTCAAAGAAAGGAGAAAACTATGACGATTACTAACATGTTCGAAGAAGATGCAGGCGTCATGCAAGTGCAAGACGACCAGATCGCAGGCATCGCGGCTCTTGGCAAACGCGCTAAGGGTTTGCAACGTGAGATTGAGGACCTTGAGCGTGTCTTTAAAGAACGCAAAGAGCAGTTTCGTAAACTCACCGAAGAAACAATCCCAGAAGCATTGGCCAGCATCGGCATGAAGTCCTTCCGCATGGAAGACGGCTCAAGCATTGATGTAAAGCCCTTCTACAGCGCCTCTATCTCTGAGGCACGTCGCGCAGAAGCTTATGCGTGGCTACGACAAAATGGCTTTGACGATATCATCAAGAACACGGTCTCTGTACGCTTTGGCCGCGGTGAAGATGAGCTCTGCAATGGCCTATTGAATCTACTTGGCGAGAAAGGCTTTCCTGCCGATCAAGCTGAGAAGATCGAACCCATGACCTTAAAAGCTTGGGTTCGTGAACAAGTGGAACGAGGCAACGAGTTCCCAACTGATCTCTTTGGCGTGTACATCGGCCAAAAAGCAACTATCAAATCTTAATGAATCAAGGATCACGGATCATGAGCAAAAATATTGCAGTTCAAGACGACGCCAACGCGTTGGCAATCATGTCAGACTTTGAGCAAGACGCTCACGCTGGTTTTGACAACATGAATCAGGAAGACTTCGCGCTTCCGTTTTTGCGGTTACTAACCAACACCTCGCCTGAGGTAGGAGAAGTTGAGGGAGCACTTCCTGGCATGATTTACAACACGGTTACCGGCGAACTTCACGACGGTAAAAAAGGAATCAACGTTATTTCATGTAGCTACAACCGTGTCTACATTGAATGGGCACCACGAGGTTCCGGCAGTGGTGCGCCAATCGCCATCCACCCAAGCACGAGCGATATTTTGAGCAAGACGCATCGTGAGGTTGGCGAGAGCAAGGACTTTTTGGATAACGGTAATTACATTGAAAACACAGCAAACCATTATGTGGTGGTGGTTGATGCTGGGGGCGTTCCTCAACCGGCTTTGATTGTCATGAAGTCCACACAGCTTAAGAAGTCCCGCAAGTGGAACAGCATGGCGATGTCTGTTAAGCTCCAAGGTAAGAACGGCTTGTACACCCCTCCTATCTATTCGCAACTCTACCGTCTAACAACGGTGCCCGAGTCTAATGACAAGGGCAAGTGGTTTGGTTGGGAAGTCGAGCGTATTGGTGCAATTGAAGATGTTAACTTGTACCAAGCAGCCAAAGCATTTGCCGCATCTGTGTCAAGTGGTGACGTCAAGGTAAAGCACCACGACGAAGCAGCAACAGCACAAGCAGACAGCACTCCCTTCTAAGTCATGGGTCGGGGCGCAAGCCCCGACTTTTACAACGAGAAAGAGAATGACCGACATCACACGGTTTAAAGCGATTTTTTCTGGCTTAGATATCGCTTACGGAACATACAAGATAGAAGGGGCTAAGGGCAATGGCAAGCAAGCCGGCAAAGCCGTTGTTGTGCGCAAGCCCCCCATTGACGAACTCTGGGTCAAGCACCTTGAGGGCGCCGAACCGAGTTTAGGCATTATCCCAATTCGTGCAGACAATAGTTGCATTTGGGGTTGCATTGACATTGATCAATATCCGCTCGACCTTAAAGGCCTGATTACCCGTGTCCGCTCGTTAAAGTTGCCTATGGTCGTGTGCCGTAGCAAGTCGGGTGGTGCCCATGTTTTCTTGTTTACAGCAGAGCCTGTGCCCGCCGCAGACATGCAACGTTACTTGAAGGCTGCCGCCGCCCAGTTGGGTGAATCGGGGCGAGAGATATTTCCAAAGCAATCCGAGATCTTGGTTGAGCGAGGCGACACCGGCAACTTCTTGAACCTGCCCTACTTTGGCGGGGAACAGGGCTTGCGTTATTGCATCAATGATGACGGCACAGCATCCACTTTGGAGCAGTTCTACGCGCTATACGATATGTACGTACAGCAAGCACCGTTGAACTTTCCTGAAGAGCCTAAGCAAGCTGAGCAAGCGATAAAGGAAGGTCCACCATGCCTACAGGCTTTGTGTGCACAAGGCTTTCCTGAAGGCACACGCAACAATGGTTTGTTTAACGTCGGCATTTACTTAAAGCGTGCCGCACCCACCGCGTGGGAAGACAAGCTGATGGAATACAACATGAAGTATTTTGACCCACCACTTGGTGTGGCAGAACTTCAACTTGTGTCAAAGCAGTTGGGCAAAAAAGAGTACAAGTACAAGTGCAAGGACGCGCCACTGAATTCGTTTTGCAACAGTGGTCTTTGTCGTACACGCAAATTCGGTATTGGTGCAGACGCGCCTGATGCCCCACAGATCAGTTCGTTGTCTAAGTACAACAGTGAGCCGCCTCTTTGGTTCTTGGATATCAATGGCAAGCGCTTAGAACTAGAAACAGACTCGCTCTTTAACCAGCCCTCGTTTCAAAAGACGTGTGTTGAGCGTATTAACATGCTGCCCCCGACCTTGCGCAAGCAAGACTGGGAAGCCATGCTTAACGCACTCTTGCGGGAGATGGTGGAGCTTGAACAGATTGTTGAAGCCTCCGAGGATACAAGCGTCACGGGTCGGTTCATGGACTTGGTAGAAGAATTTACCACGCACATGCAGCAAGCCCTTGACCGTGAAGAGATGCTCATGGGCAGACCTTGGACGGATGACCAAGAGGGCATGGTGTACTTTCGGATGAAGGACCTTGAGACGTTCTTGCGTCGCAATAACTTCATGGCTTTGACTGCGCCTAAGATTGCACAGCGCTTGCGTGAGGTCGGTGGAGATCCTGTCAGCATGTACCTCAAAAGCCGCACGACCCGTGTTTGGCGTATGCCGAAATTTGCCAAGCAGGATGCGCCGTTTGAGACACCGACGTCAAGAGAGGAGTCTCCGTTCTGATGAACACACTTGAAAAGGAAATCGGGCCGAGGACGACTAAAGTCTTCGGCCCTCCGTAGCCAGGCACTGGCAAAACGACGTATCTTCTGAACATCATGGAGAAGGAACTTGCGCAAGGCGTGCCCTCGAGCAAGGTGGGTTACTTTTCGTTCACACGTAAAGCTGCCACCGAGGCTCGGGAGCGCGCGCAAGTGAAGTTCACTGAGCTCAACGCAGACTTGGACTTCCCGTGGTTTAGGACGCTACACAGCTTGGCGTACAAGTGCTTGGGCGTCGGTAATAAGGACTTGATGTCCCCGCAGCAGTATCTCGACTTTGCCAAGTCAGCCGGTTTGGAACTTGCCATTGAGAAGGGCGAAGAAGAGTACATCATCCACACCGACCATCCAGTGCTAAACGAAATAAACATCGCCCGTATCCGCGGGCAAGACCTGCGCACGTACTACAACCAAAGCAACATGGAAATCGAATGGTATCACTTAGAGTACGTTGAACGGTGCTATCGACAGTACAAACAAAGCAACGGTCTGATGGACTTCACGGATTTACTTGAGCGTTTGATCGAGGATCCGAAGCGCTTACCACGGCTCGAGGTGCTGATCATTGACGAAGCACAAGACCTCTCGCGCCTACAGTGGAATTTGGTGCAGCAATTGATCATGTATAGCCAACGTATATACATTGCCGGTGACGACGATCAAGCCATTTACAACTGGGCGGGGGCGGATGTGCAAAGCTTTTTAGCCTTGCCTGGCGAAGTCAAAGTCCTTGACCACTCCTACCGCGTGCCCGCTCGAGTCCACAAGCTCGCCGACCAAGTCGTGCGCCGCATTCGCAAACGACAGCCCAAAGTCTGGGAGCCCCGCGACTACGATGGCCATGTTTTGTTTTACAATGATGCCACAGACGTGGACATCTCTAAAGGCCAGTGGCTTATCTTGGCCGCTGCCAACTACACGCTAAACGGGTTGTACGACTGGATCAAGTCGCAAGGGCTTTTGTTCGAGCGCAATGGACAAAAAAGCATTTCTGAGAGCATCCTATCCGCCGTGCTGGGATGGGAAGCGTTGCGAAAGGGTAAAGAAATCCCTCTCACTGTGGCCAAACAGATCTACAAGTACCTCGGTTCTGATTATATCGCACGGGGACACAAGACGCTATCAAAGGCTGATCCAGAGGCGCTCTATAGCCACGGCTCACTGACCACGGCCCACGGTCTTTTGACCAATAAGATCTGGCACGAAGCACTGACCAAGATTGGGGAGGACAAACGCGAGTACATTATCGCTCTACTGCGACGTAAGACTGCTTTGCGTAGCGAGGCTCAAATCAAACTGTCCACGATCCACGGTGCTAAAGGCGGGGAAGCGGACAACGTTTTACTGATCACGGACCTGTCAGGACGGTTTGCCAAATTGTACGACACCGACCCTGATGCCCTAAACCGGTTGCACTACGTGGCCATGACGCGAACCAGGCAGGCTTTACATATCGTTTACCCTAAGAACGTACGAAGAGGATTCATGCTGTGATCAAAACAATGTCGCTTTTCCCTACACCTTCTGAGTGGATGCCCCCTCAGGGTTTTCCCGATCTTTCTGAGGCGAAAGAAATCGCCATCGACTTGGAAACCTGTGACCCTAATCTAGAGAAGTACGGTCCAGGTTGGCCACGTAAGGACGGCTACATCATCGGCTACGCGGTGGCAGTAGACGGATGGCAGGGTTACTACCCCGTCGCCCACCAAGGGGGCGGCAACCTTGACAAGCGCATCGTCGAGAACTTCATCAAGCAGGTACTGTTGCTTCCATGCGACAAAATCATGCACAATGCCGCCTACGATTGTGGGTGGCTCAAGGCTCAGGGATTCGAAATCAAGGGTAGGGTAATTGATACCATGCTGGCCGCAGCTGTCTTGGACGAGAATCGGTTCTCTTACTCACTGAATGCGTTGGGGTTCGAATACCTCAAACAAACGAAATCAGAGCAGGGGTTACGCGAAGCCGCCGCAGACTTTGGGGTAAACCCCAAGAAGGACATGTGGAAGCTACCCGCCATGTACGTGGGCGCTTACGCCGAGCAGGACGCGGCACTGACGCTCAAGCTCTGGCACCATTTCCAGACACTGTTGCGCCGCGAAGAAGTGGAATCCATCTTCGATCTTGAAACAGAACTGCTGCCTGTACTGATAGACTTAACCTATAAGGGTATCCAATTCGATAGGGATAAAGCATCACGGCTCATTGACCAGATGCAGGACCGTGAGAAGAAGATCATGGCCGAGATCAAGAAGAGCGTAGGCGTGGGCGTGGACATCTGGGCCGCGGCTAGCGTGGCTATCGCCTTTGACAAGCAAGGCATTCAGTACCCGCGCTCCAAGACTAACCTGCCAAGCTTTACCAAAACGTTTCTCGAGACCTGCTACCACCCATTGGCAAAGCTTATTGTGGAAGCGCGCGAGATCAACAAAACCTATGGCACCTTCTTGCAACCGTATCTGGACTTCTCTGCTGCTGACGGACGCATCCACCCCCATGTGAACCAACTACGCTCCGATGATGGTGGCACGGTCACAGGACGCCTCTCTATGGCTTCTCCGAATCTCCAGCAGGTGCCAGCACGGCACCCAGTCATCGGTCCGGCCATCCGTAGCCTGTTCTTGCCCGAAGAGGGTCAATTATGGGCGTCTAATGACTTCAGTTCACAAGAGCCCCGTATTCTTGTGCATTACGCTTCCCTGCTCGGGCTACCTGGCGTTGACAAGGTGGTGCAAAGCTACAAGGATGACCCCGACACGGACTTCCACCAGATGGTGGCCGACATGGCGGGCATCGACCGGAAACAAGCAAAAGTTTTGGGATTGTCCATAACTTATGGCGCCGGAAAGAATAAAATTGCCGCCCAGCTTGAGTTACCTGTTGATGAAGCTGGAGAAATTATTCGAGACTTCCACACCAAGGTCCCGTTCCTGCGTGGCACGATTGACGCGGTCATGCGTCGCATTGAGCATCCGGCATCGGGTGGCTGCATTCGCACACTACTGGGCAGGAAGTGCCGCTTCCCGCTCTTCGAGCCCGTGGCGTGGGGCATCAACAAGGCACTGCCCTACGAACAGGCCGTCGTGAAGTACGGCCCACGGGTCAAGCGCGCCATGACTTATAAGGGCTTGAACCGCCTGATCCAAGGCTCGGCCGCCGACCAGACCAAAGCGGCCATGCTCCGCCTACACAAAGCGGGCTTTAATATCCTGCTTCAAGTGCATGATGAACTTGCCCTCAGTGTCAACAACCGCGAGGAAGCCGAGGAGGCCGCACAACTCATGTGCCAAGCCGCAGATTTGGAAGTACCCTCACGCGTTGATGTAGAAATTGGACCTTCGTGGGGTGAAGCGGTATAATTGAATCTCTCCTTGGTTCCGAAAGGACCTTTTGGCCTGCGCTTGCGCGGGCTTTTTTTTGGGTATATCATAGCGGGATATATGTATCATAAGTGTGGTGGAGAGGGAGAAAGTGTGACTTACGACAAACGAAAATATGCACGCGCCAATTGGCTAATGAAGCCAACGTCACCGAGCAAGCGCCGCGAACCGTGGATCACGATCATGATCCGCCGTGACCACTACAACATGCTGCGCGAGATAAAAGACTATCTGGACTGCACCATCGGCCACGCTGCCATGGGCGCCATTGAACGAGAGTTCAACCGGCTATTGCAAGAAGCCTCACCAGGCGCGGAGACCTTCGAGTTAGTGCCACCCCAACCTAAGAAAATGGGTCGCCCCAAGGGCGCACGCGACAAGCGCAAACGCCGCAAGCCCGTGACCGCTAAGGCGCGCGCTAAAGCAGCGGCCGAAGCGCTGGCCTTAGCATTGGCCAAAACCCCACGGCCCACGATTCAAGAGCTTTTGATCCCGCCCCCACTGACAGGACCCGTGGACAAGAGCACCATCGTGGCAGAACCACCCGCACCAGACAAACCCGAGCCCGTAGCACCAAGGAGAAAGATATATGTCCCACGTTTTTGAATCACAAACCCTCTTCGACATTCATGTACGCTATAGCGTACTACCACAGGATCCCGACTTCGATCTGCCGCAACAGATTGATATCACCGATGCGTATATCTTGGTCCTCGGCCCACGGGCCACGAAGCCCCGCAAGGTGCGTGTGCTGGGCGCTTTGAGCGAGTCCGCTCTGATTAATTTGGAAGACGAAATTCAGGAGACACTGTCATGAAGCTTTTAACTATCGCCTCTACGTGGGTGATTTTATTTTTCTATGTGGCGTTTTTACCCTTGGCATTTGTGATTTCTTGTTTTAAATTGGCTTTGTCGCGTACCGATGTTGCTCTTAACAAATGGGCCGACCGAGTTGAACAAACTTTAGAGAGGAGAAAGAAATGAAGAAAGTTGCTTTTGGCGTATTTTGCTTGCTCTTTGCAGGCGCCGTCTATGCTCAGTGCACTTCCACCCGTGTTGTCACACCAGAGGGCAAAGTTATCCTCTGCCAAACCTGTTGTTACGAGGGCAACTGCACCACCACCTGCTACTAATCATACCTTTTATACTGGAGAAAGAAATGGTACTCAAAGACGAACACCAAGCTTATACACCCGCTGTCCGGACAGATGTCTTGGCGTTGTTTCGCCGCCATGGCTGGACGCCACCAAGCGAGGACCCTGAGACGCTCGCCAAATGGGCGTACTACAAGAGCATGTCCTCATTAAGCGAAGAAGCAAACGTCCCGACAAGCAACTGACAAGCAAATAACAACATACTGATTGGAGAGAAAGATGAACGTACAACTACTCATGCGCGCGATTGACGAACTAAAGACCAAGGACAACCTGAGCAGCACCACCATGGCCGTGATTGACGACCTACGTGACTTGGTCCGCGAAGAACGGAGCATTGACTACTGCACCTTGGAGATTGATGGTATCGACTACCGCGACTACCCTGACTTTTGTGACGCTTACTTCAGCCGTGGCTTTTATACCGATGGCACGGAACTGTCTGAGGAAGAACTGGACGCGCTCAACGGCACTGATTTGAAGTACGAGCGTATTTTGGGTTAAGTCTACATAAAGTTACCAAAAGTGTATGTTTTGTGTGCATTTATGTGCATAAAAGTGTGCGTAAAAGTGTTCACAAACCAGTTAAATGACCAGAATGAGAGAAAAATGAAACCCAAACCTTATTTAGTGCTGGAGATGTGCATCAAGGATGGCATCATGCGCGGCTGGAACCGCGCCCATAAGTACACCGACACGCCCAACGAGAACATGATCAAACAAGAAATAGAGACCGCCATTGATGCGCTGGTCTGGGAGTGGTTTGAGATGGGTGATAGTAATGAATAAAGCAGAAAGCCACGAACCTGTAGCATGGATTGTTCCGGTAGAAACACACGGGGGAGATATATCACAGAAGTTGTCTTGGACTAAATCGGGTGCGGGTTTATCGGGAGTACTTGGTATGCTCAGTGAGAGATTTCCACTATACCAGTCACCACAGAAGCACGCGTGGGTCGGGCTGACGGATGCAAACATTGCGCAGTTGAGACGAGAGGGAGCGCATAGTGTGAGCGATAAAGACTTTAGTGCTATCGAAGCCAAACTTAGGGAGAAGAATGGATGATCTCATACAGCACAAACTGGATGGGGCCGATCAACACTGACTGGATCGCTAAGAACGGCGACTGCTGGGCAGCGGGTCGGATAGATGTCCATGGGGAAGAAGGATACCCCCAAGAGATCGCCTTGCCTCCCATGCACGATCGAGACTGGGAGCGCTTTTCACGGTGGTTAGAGACCTTTGAAACAGAATTCGTGTGGCCACTAACCCTGCTGGTCGCTGAGTATGAGAAAACCCGCCCACCCATTTTGTGGGTAAAGGAGAAACAGGTGACTAAAGAGTACCTCACCCGCAACGCACTGCAATGCAAGAAGTGTGGCGACCTGATCGTCTCCAAGCACCGCCATGACTTTGTTACATGCAAGTGCGGAGCCATAGCCGTGGACGGTGGCCTTAACTACAGCAGACGTACCGGCAACCCAGAGGACATGATCGACATGTGCGAATACAGCACCACGCCCACGGACCTTTGTGACAATAACTAGGAGAAATACAATGAACCACGAAATCTTTACCGCACCCACCTTTGCCGCTATGGAACAACACCTGGCGGACAACAAGGACAAGGTGTTCACACTAACAGGCGTGGACTTGACCGTCCTGATCTTCATGACACGCCACTACACCTTCGCTGAGATTAGTCGCAACGTCCGTGAGAGCGGTATTGCAGAACAAGAGACCCAGAGCCTCATTACACGGCTCACGGGCAAAGGAGAATCCAAATGAACACAAATGCAACACAAAACACACGACCCAACCCGTACTTACAGGTAACGCCAGAAGAAGAGGAAGCGTGGCGCGACATCGAGCGACAGAAGCGCGACAAAATGTTCACTCGCGCACAGAACGAAGCGGGCGTCTGCGCCCAAGAGTTTATTGACAACACACCCAAGGCGGAGCTCGGCATCTTCACGCTACGTAAAGCGTTCGAGATGGGGTTCATACGCGGGGCAATGGCAACGTACAAGGAGCTAAACCCATGAGCACAGGGCCACACAAAAATAAGTTCAACCCCACCACCTTTAACGACTTTTTCGAGTCCCCTAACCCGCTGCAAGCACAGATCGCGCGCGTCATCGCCCGCCACCCCAATGGCTTGACCGCCCTGGAAATAGCCGACCTAGCAGGCGGTAGTATTACCGCGGCCAAAGCGACTCTGGCCTTGATGAAGTGGGTACGAGGCGTGTACATCCAAAAATGGACACAGAAGGGCACGTCAATGTCCGCGACTTATGTACGGGGCGACAAAGCGGACGCGACCAAGCCCGCCACTCGTCGCGAAGTGCAAGAAGCGAAACGCCGCGCAGTGGACCCCTCACAGATCGCGGCCATTGAGACCCAACTCACGCAAGAGGCCAAGCACATGCGGGCCTTGGCTCACGCTCTGGTGCCCAAGCGCAACGCAACACAACAGCACCAGGTCAACCGGCAATATCTAAACTGGATCAGTGGAGGCGTCTTTGGATAACAACAAACCCTACAGAGAGAACACCATGAAACTAACAGAAGCGCGAACACAGCCCCAGACCTTGGGCGACCTGCTCAAGGCTCGCCTAGACGCCAACGACCGACAAGAGGGCGGACAGCACTACAAGAAGATGGGCGTGGAGCCGTGGGCCGTGGTCGACACTTGGCCGCTCGAGCAGCAGATCGGCTACTACCGAGGCGGGGCGCTGAAGTACATCATGCGAATGGGGACAAAGGACGAAAGCATACAAGAACTAAAGAAAGCCGGTCATTACATTGAGAAGCTCGTTGGGGTATTATCTCAACATGAACACGATCAATGACAACAACGGACGCCTGCTCTTCGGCACGCACCTAGACGGCGCCATCAGGCTTCTTGAACCAGAAGCCGGCGACCGCCTACAGTTGATTTATCTGACTAAGAAGGACGGCTCACAGCTCGCCTTCATCGGACCCGTCTTGCAAGAGGACGAGCTCTTCAATATTGAAAACGTTGAAGAGGGCGAGATCATCGAAATAAACAGACCGGACCACGGTCCACGGACCACGGCTCAAGGACATTGAGCCAAGTAGGCATTCAAGCCTACTTTGCCTATCAGAACATTAACACTGAGTCTCGATCCGCGAACCAAGCCACTTGACCACGGGCACCGCCCAGCTATTACCAAGGGCCTTGTACCGCGGACCATCCGGACAGTCTTCGGCAGCCTTCTTGCGCCACGGGATGGCTGTGTAGCCGTCAGGAAAACCCTGCAATCTCTCACACTCTGTCACGGTCAAGCGTCTGACTTGCATTTGCTGATGTATGACCGGCGTGCGATTGGAGCCACTGTCAGCAGCTGTAATCGTGGGGCTAAGAGTCTCGCTGTATCCAATACCACCCGCTGCGCTACCCGCTCCGCCCTTGAAACAACCGACTGGGTAAGTGCCAACACCATGCACGTCCGTGGCGTTTTGCGTGAAGCAGATTTCCTCGTTGATGCCCGCACCTTGTGGCCCTGCCGTGTCACTCCAGCCCTTACCATTTTGTGCCTTGTCCCGACCTGAGACATCTTGCAGGGCTATGGGTGCCGTGTGTATGACAGCAGCAGATGTCATGCCGTCCCTGCCACAACTCAAGCCCTTGTACTCGCGTGAAGACAAGGTCGTCACGTCCCCGCCTTGTACGTTGCCAACCGGCACTATCGCCTCGCACTCTACGCGCTCGTTGCCTGTGCGACTGAAAGGAGGGCCGTTTGTAACGCAGGGGGCAACTTTTTCCCCCGCTTCTCGGCTCGGCGCAAGATCCCTGCGCACGCCGTCGAACTCAAAAAGTACCTCGAGGGGATTGAACCCGTCTCGAGCACTTGCGATAACGAACACACGTCGGCGGCGTTGGGCCACTCCGAAATATTGGGCGTCAAGCACGCGCCACGCGACTGCTCTTTGTGGTCCAAACACACAACCAGCGTTCTTCCACCTTCCCCTTGGCGGCTCCAATGCACCATCTTCTCCGGCAATTGCCCCAAGAAAACAGCCAAAGGCGTTGTCTGCGGTGTTAAGCACCCCAGGGACGTTTTCCCAGAAGACAATGCCGGCAGACTCGCATCGTCTTGCTCTAATAGTGTCAATTGCATTTGCGATCTCACAAAAAGTTAAGGATAAATTCCCACGGTCATCGGACAAAGACTGTCGCAGTCCCGCCACACTGAATGCCTGGCAAGGCGTGCCACCACACAAAATGTCCGGTGCAACAACTTCACCCGACAAGATACGAGCGGGTAACGCCGACATGTCCCCAAAGTTCGGGACGTTGGGATAATGGTGCGCCAAGACAGCAGAGGGGAAAGGCTCTATCTCCGAGAAACCAACCGGCTGCCATCCCAAGTCATGCCACGCCACGGTAGCGGCTTCTATCCCAGAACAGACGGAAAGGTATGTCAGAGGGCTGGGTTGTAGAGTCTGGGGGGTCTCGGGAGCCATTAGAATCTCACCCCAGCAAACCACACGACCAGACGCCGATAGACGTGTCCTAGAGCCCCTACGCGCTTCTCAGGGGCAGGAGGCAGGGCATTGACCAGACAAGCACGCACGTAAGCCGAGAGCGTGACGCCAGAGGCACGGGCCGCGAACCGGACTTCACGCTTCAGGGACAAGGGCAACCGGACGTGCAAAACCACCAAATCAAGCGTAAACGACTCGTACGGATCGGGGGATCTTTTGGGAGCCTTGGGAGCTTCGGGCGGGGGTGCAGAAGGGTTTGGTGGGGGGTTCATAGAAGGGGGCTTTTTAAGCGGTTTTGGAGGCAAAGGACTCCTACCATCCAAGGACAGGCTTTGCGGCTCACCAGCGGGCTGTGTGACGGTCTGGGTGGTGGTTACAGCTGTCTGGGAAGTGGGTGGTGCAACAGGGTACCTGAAAACAGGCTTGGGCATCTTGTAAGGGGGCTTTTTTGGCATGTGTTTCTCCAGTCTTGTCGGTTCACAGGGAAAAGTCAGGGTGGGCAGAGTATCTGTTTAAATCAGGGTCGGGCTCCACCTCGTCAACAGCATCGTAGTCAAGATAAAAAGCCGTGTCGCCACCTGACACCACCTGGCGGGCAGACAGAAAAACAGTCGGACCCTCATCCGTCACAGAAACGGCAGGGGACAAGACAGCAATCAGTCGCGCAACCTCCGCGTCAGACAGATGGTAAGAAGCGTCTCGGAGCAGGGTGCGAGAGCCAAATGGCGTGAGTCGCGCTTCACGGCCCACGGGGCAGGGTTGTTTAAAGTGTGTCATGATCTTTCTCCAGTATTTTGGTTTGGTACAAAAAGTAAGTGATAAGTACTGTGTAAAACGCTACAGGGCAATAGTAGCACTGTTGCGCAATATAATACAACAGGTTTTTTTCTGCTTTGTAGTGGGTACTTATTACGGCATATTACGTTGAATCGAAAAACAGCATTACGTTGAATCTAGTAAGGGGTGTGTTACATACAAAAAAACAAAACGAAAAAAAACACGTCCGTAACACCCCTATAGTGTAATGCCGTAATGAGCCTTTATCCATGCGGTTCTTCAAGTGGGTACTTATTACGTCAGATTTGGTGTAACGTAATGACGTAATAAAAGTATCTAGTTTACGGGGTACGCGCGCGGCTTTTTTCCTAAGAAATATTTAATATTGTATGTAACACACCCCTTATAGAGTTTGACGTAATGTTTTGCCTTCCCGTTTATTTTTTTTGACGTAATGTGCCGTAAGCACCCTTAGTGTTGCCCTTAGTGGTGTGTTTCGAGGCTTTTAACGGTTTGTCTGGGTTTGCCGTGACGCGCGCCATTACGTCTCTGTTTTTTTGCCGTAATGTTTGCCCTAATTTGAGGGGGATTGGGCTTGGATTGGTGGTGTTTTCTTGCCTAGTGGTGCTTTTTAGGGTAGTATTTAGGCTTGTAGCGGTGCTTACGCCCGTTACGGGTGTCTATTACGTCAAATCAAGGAGACTGTTATGCCAAGACATTTTGATAAGCCCGTGGAAGGGACGGGGATCGCCAGTCGCGGGCATACGATGCCTGCGGAAAAGAACGGACGCTCACGCTACCCGTTCAAGGCGTTAATTGTGAATGATTACTTCTTAGTCTATAGTGCCGCGCAGGCGACTAAAGTCAGGAATGCACTCAAAAGCTTTAAGCGTAGGTATCCAACGAGGGTCTTTACTGTTCGACCGATGCCCACGAACTATTCTGTCTGGGTTGCTCGGAGGATCGCTTAATGGGTCCGACATCAGGCCGTACTCGGGGACGGCAGCCCAAGGCACTAAAGAACGATCCGACACTGGAAAGCCCACTGTACTCCCCACGGATGGAAGAGCGGCTAGCCACTGACGTGGGTCCCTTGAAAGACCAGAAGCGAAGCTTGACCAGTCGAGAGTGGACTTTTGTACAAGAACTTGTCGCCGGCTCTGGTCACGTCACCCCACGTGAAGCGGCACTTCGGGCGGGGTATCAGGATAACATGGCTGTTCGTGTGGCCAACACACTCACGAATCCTGTCAAAAACCCCCACGTAGTGGCCGCTATCAAGGAATTTCGGCGTGAAGTGGCCGAAAAGTACGGCACGACATACGAGCGACATATGCGCGACTTGATGGATATTCGTGATAAGGCATTGGAAGCGGGAAACTATGGTGCTGCGGTGACCGCGGAGTACCGAAGAGGGCAAGCTTTGGGCAGCATTTATATTGACCGCAAAGAAATCCGCCATGGAACCATCGACAGCATGAGCAAAGAAGAAGTTATGCGCAAGCTTGAGGAAATCAAAAAAATCTACGGTGGTGCTCAGAGTACTATTGAAGATATTGACGTGAGGACAATTGAAAATGACTCAGGAAGCGAAGCTTTACCAGAGGATCAAGCGGAACTTAACTCAGGCGATATTGACGCGGATCGAGTCGCGGGTGAATCTGGGCACACCGGATCTTTTGGTAGCTTTAAATTCGAAGTTCCTAATGGTCGAATTGAAGGTGGTGGCGAAGGGGTTAAAAGTGAATCTATCCCCTCATCAGATTAGTTACCACGTCAAACACGCGACCGCAGGCTGTCCTACGTTCATCTTGGTCGAGTATCACCCAAGCCCTACGTCAAAGCAGCCTGCAACACTGCGACTGTACAGTAACCACCAGACGCTTGATCTGGTCGAGCACGGAGTAAAGCTCGAGCCTGTCGCGTCTTACACATTGACCGCGATTGACTGGTCGGACCTTGCCTATCAACTAACCAAAAAAAGCGGCCAATAATGGCCGCTGTAGGGGTTTATCGGTTAGCGTTTGCGTTTGTTCTTGTCTTTGAACACGGCACCCATTGCCGCTTGAGCAAGTATGAATAGCACTAAGCGTTTGATTGTTTGTAGCATTCCTTTGGCTTGCATAGTCATAGTTCAACCCTCACAATAATTAAATCATTCTCAAAATCAAGTATCTCGCCGTCGTCTACCGCTCCCTGACAGTCGGCGAAGTAATCGCGCAAGTCTGCCTTGGCTTGCTTGCGTGTGGCGTACTGCCTTGGTGTGTCGTCTGCGTTTAGCCACGTGTTAACGTAACCGTCACAAAATGTATATGTTTGCACCTCGTACATAATCAAATCCCCCAAAGTAATTGAACGATAATTAATGGCACGCCGATAACCGCGCCGTATAAGATACCCTTAAGAATTTCACGCATGATCGCTTCCCTTCAAAATCTCTTCCAAAAGACGCGCTACACGTATGGCATCCGTGTCAGTAGCATCGCCATCTTGAAGCAAAGCCAACGCCCTGATGCATCCCAATTGATATGCGCCACACTTTGCGGCCAATGTAAGTAGTGCCAAATCCTGATCCATGGTTAACCCCGCACTAAGTGAACAACAAACCCGCCGGTATCCCTCTTAGCGGGGCCCTTTGCGTACAGCCCTATGATCGAATCTTGCGGATCCAAAAACCGCAAGTCCGACTCATCACCATTCAACACATGCTTACCGAAAAATTCAGTAGGCAAGTCTTTGGAATGGAAAACAACCGCAACGCGCATCTTTTGTGCGAACGCTTTCAAGTTATGGATCCGGTAAGCTTCGCGGCCTGAAAACGAAAACGTCAAATCGTAATTTGAAGGGATGTCTTTTCTGTTGCTTAGTTTGGTGTAGTCGTAAAACTGCACGTCGGGGAATAATTGGAAAATGGTTACTAAACGCGTTTTGTCGTGCGCAAACGTGTAATCAAATTTCACGGTTTCCCACCGTATGTCACTAGTCCCATTTAGGCGAACGACAGGAATCAAGCCAAGCCTGGCGGCCTTGCGTTGTAACGCTTCGATGTCTTTTACAATTTGAATCATGAAGCTTTGGCGATCGTCAAAAAACCAATTAGTTTTCCTAATTCTGGCCTCTTGAATGCTACTGTAAACGCCACCTAAACCGGCCTTATTCAAGCACCCGTCTGTACATCCGGCCGTCTTTGCGTTAGCGCATACATTGCGGCCTGATAACTCGGCAGGTGCTAAATATAGAATACCGGTAATAAAGCCCTGTTTTTGGCCCTTAACGGTCTTTGAGTTGGTGTCGATTGATAGTAGTTTGCTCATGATTTTTTCTCACTGTATGGTTTAAGACAATGCCACTATAACAAAACGCGGCATTTGCGGGATTGATTTTATCTATAAAGGGTTTCTATCTGATAGCAGTGCTCGAAGCTTTGATAACGGTTATCTAAAAACGCCCATTTTGAAACTTTAGCGCGCCATGCCTGTTTAATTGAGGCATAAGCTTTATTTTTCGGGTTATTGGCGACTGCACGTGCGGCCGATTCGGTTTTATATCCCATGGGGTTACCTATGGCCTTATGATCGCAATCAAACAAGCAGTAAATTGTTTTCATTTTAGAACTCCGAATTAATTAGGGCCTTGATTGCCGCGGCCTTAAGCAAAATTGCTTCATAGTTGCCCGTGCCAAACCGGCACGGGCTTGAGTGTTCAATCTAACAGCGACTGTAATTCGTACGTACTTTTTTACATACGATAGCGTCTTGATCAGATGTCAAACTAAGTATTTTTTTGCCGCCTGCTTTATGGATGACGGTTGAAACCGCATCGATTAGATACCAGCCACCAGCTTTGCGCACCAAATTAACACACGTCGCATCACGTAAATATTTGTAAGAACTCGGCACAGCGGCGCCGCTGATCGCATCAAATATCGCTCCAGTAAAATGCTTTTTTGCGCCGAGTAGCTTTGTCAATCTGCTTTCAGCGTCTACCGTCAAATTTTCGACTTGATCAAAGCGTGTGTACGTATGCGCTGTAGATTTCAAATTGATTTCTCGCAAAGCTTCTTCAATTTTTTGCGAGTTTGCTTGTGTGATTTTGATTTCTTTCATGATTTCTCTCTCTCTGTATAGGTTTGAGACACTGCCAATTTAACTTGAAACCGGCATTGTCCGCTAATTAAAAATAACTATTAAAAGGGTAAATCTGATAAACAAGAGTGTACCTATTGCGAGTCGCAATAGGCTAAGGCGCTATCGCAATGATCAAAATAACCGATTAAATTGCCGTTGATCGTGACTATTCTGAATTTATAACGCTTGCATGGCGAATCTATCTGTATTAAAAAACGCGGCATATCGCCTTGTTGTCTGTGTTTACAATAGTAGTGAATAATGGTCATGAAAGTAACCCCTTTAAAATTCGTAATAAATAATAGTTGTTTCAGTCTGTCCCAAAACAATGGTTTTGCATTCCAAGTACTCAAAGGCTTTCGCCATTAAATTTGGGTCTTTTAGGTCAATGCCGGTGACAGCATAGTCAACGAAAATTTGTGATGGTGTAGATTCTGTGACTTCACAGCAGATCGCGATAACGTCAAGACCTATTTCTTGACTGCTTTCTGATTCGTGGTCAGTGATAAATTTATATATGACTTTTAAACCCTCAAGCGAAAACTGATCATAACGACCCATCTCAGTAAACGCGCTAACAAAGCCGTGTAAGCTAATTGTCTTTTTCATGATTTTTCTCTCTGTATAGTTTTGAAAAATACCGTATTAACGGCGAAAATATTGACGAATTGTGATGCAAACGGACAACAATCCAGTGATCTCGCATTTTGCAGTTTCACGTTGATCGTCTTCAATAGTCCAATAGCCTGATCTTATCTCATTATCATCGATCCATTGGTCAAGTGTAGCGTATTCGCTATCCGTCACTGTAGTGTAGTCATTAGTAATCAAAGCTGAAGCGAACATTTCGTTAATGGCGTAGTCATAATGAGTTGTTGTCATGATTTTTTCTCTCTATATATAGTGAATCAAGTAAGTACAAATACACGATAACACAAAAAACACTCCTAGCACCTAACTGGTCATTGTATTTTTCTATTGATGCGAGAAGTATCATAGTCAAATTAATTGTCCCTAATCGTTTAACCAAGTGTTCACGATTTGTGAATACTGATTGATTATATTGTGCTAGTGTTCACGGAATGTAAACAAGGCGCGTGATCCGTTGCCCTTGATCCGTCACTATTTCCCCGTGGTGCGTTACCCATGGTGCGCGAACCGCGAACCGTGATCAATGTTCCACGTGAAACAATTCGCGATCCGTGAGCCGTGATCCGTGAGCCGTGAGCCGTGAGCCGTGAGCCGTGAGCCGTGAGCCGTGAGCCGTGAGCCGTGAGCCGTGAGCCGCGATCCATAGACCAAGCCTATCGCGAGCCAGGCATCGATAGCGGATAGCGTTAACCTATCGCGAGCCAGGCATCGATAGCGGATAGCGTTAACCTATCGCGAGCCAGGCATTGATAGTCAGGGGCAATGAACCACGAACCAAGCAACACGGACCAAACACCACGAACCAAGCACCACGAACCAAGCACCGCGGACCGTGTTCCACGTGAAACAATGGGAGGGGAGGGTTAGGGTACCTATGGGCTTTGGTATGGTAACGCGAATGAGAAGCATTCTCACCCCAAAATCGCCCCCTTGCGCGGTGTCCGAGGTTTATGCCCGATTTCGCACAAAATATGAGTGCCTAGAAGTAAATGAAGGACGGGCTTGCCGAAACACACCCCTTTGTTGTATAAACCAATATCCACTAGAAAATTTATAAATCTCAAACCAAATAGGCACCCGTAGCATGGTCCGTGAGCCGGAAGACGTTGAAAGTGAGCGGTTAAAGCTTGAGCTGAGGCTCTCGCAGATTGAAGCCCGAGACGCGGCCCGTGATTCGTTCTTAAGCTACGTTAAGTACATGTGGCCTGAGGCGATACTGGGTGCGCACCACAAGAAGATTGCAGATGCGTTTGATCGCATTGCCAATGGGACGTTGAAACGGTTGATTTTGAATCTTCCACCGAGACACTCAAAATCCGAGCTATCGTCATATCTGCTGCCGTCGTACCTCATGGGCCGTGATCCGCGGCTCCAGATCATTGAGGCGACACACACGGCTGAGTTAGCGGTGAAGTTTGGCAGGAAGGTACGTGACTTGATGGACACGGACAAGTATGAGGAGTTGTTTCCCGAGGTGAAGTTAAAGTCTGATTCCAAGGCAGCTGGTCGCTGGGACACGAACAAGGGTGGCAGTTACTTTGCTGTCGGTGTGGGCGGTGCTGTCACGGGCCGCGGTGCGGATTTGTTGGTAATTGATGATCCGCATGCTTTGGAGATCACGACGCCAATCCCTACGCCAAACGGGTTTGTGGAGATACAGGATTTGAAAGTTGGAGACCAAGTGTTTGGTCCTGATGGCAACCCCATACGTGTGGTATCAAAGTCCGCAGTTTGGCATGACAGGGAGCTTTACTCCGTTATAACGGACGACAATGAAGAAATCTTGTGCGATGCCAAACATTTGTGGGGGATTAATTCGGACACGAATTTAGCTAGAGCGCGGGTGGTCAATCAAACAGCGGAGTACTTGGCAAGTTGGCCACAAAAAAACCGTCCGATATTGCCCAGGCATCAACCCGTGCAATACGCAGAAGCGTGTCTACCTGTCGACCCTTGGGTCCTTGGCGCGTGGCTTGGGGATGGCACGTCTTCGTCCGGCCGCATTACAGCTCATCCGGATGACCAGCCGTACATGATTGAGCAGTTTGAGAAAGCGGGATATAAGGTGGGGGGATTTACGAAGTGTGGGTACACCTTCACCGTATACGGGCTACACCAGCAGCTAAAAGCGTTAGGGGTTTTGAACAACAAGCATGTGCCTGAGCAGTACTTGCTAGCATCTGAAAGCCAACGTATGTCCTTGTTACAGGGCTTGGTAGACACGGACGGATCTGTGACGAAAACAGGTCAAGCGGGGTTTTATAGTGCTAACGCTGGGCTAGTTAGGTCGGCAGTGGAACTGCTGCATTCCTTAGGCGTCAAGTGCCAAATGCGTTCGTATGAGGACAACCGTGGTCGGTGGGCAAGCGCTCAAACACAACACAGAGTGATGTTTCGGTTAGAGGATTGCGCTCGCATGCCTAGAAAGCGTATGTACACACGCACCCCACAAGACAAGCGCTCACGCAGTATCACCGTTGAGGCGACTGGAACGACAGGGTCAGTCCAGTGTATTACGGTAGACAGGCCGGACGGTTTATTCTTAGCCGGTCGGGGCTACGTGGTAACACACAACTCCGAGCAAGATGCGATGAGTGAGTTAGCGCTTGAGAACGCTTGGGACTGGTATCAGGGTGGACCTCGAACTCGCTTGCAACCTGGCGGGGCTATTCTCATAATAATGACAAGATGGGGCACGAGAGATCTTACAGCACGCCTGATTAAGGCGCAGACGAGCCACAATGCGGACAAGTGGGAGGTCATTGAGTTTCCTGCCATCATGCCGTCAGGCAAGCCCTTGTGGCCGGAGTACTGGAAGCTTGAGGAATTAGAAGCGGTCCGCGCATCGTTGTCCGTGCAGAAGTGGAACGCGATGTACCAACAGCAGCCGACCAATGATGAGGGGGCGATTTTAAAGCGGGAGTGGTGGCAGCGCTGGGACCAAGACTCACCGCCCGCGGTTGATTATATTATTCAATCGTATGACACGGCGTACTCAAAAAAGGAGACGGCGGACTTTTCTGTCATCACGACGTGGGGTGTGTTCTTCCCGTCAATGGACGAGGGCGCGAACATTATCTTGTTGGGCGTGAAGCGTGGTCGGTGGGACTTTCCTGAGTTAAAGCGGGTGGCGTTAGACGAGTACAAGTACTGGAATCCAGACAATGTGTTGATTGAGGCCAAGGCAACGGGTGTGTCCTTGCAGCAGGAAATGCGCAGGCTCGGCATTCCTGTGACGACTTACACGCCTGGTGGGCGGCGCACGGGCACGGACAAGGTCTCGCGGGCAAACGCGGTGTCACCTATTTTGGAGAGTGGGTTGGTGTGGGCACCCGACACGGCATGGGCGGAGGAGTTGGTGGAGGAGTGTGCTGCTTTTCCTAACGGGGATCACGATGACATGGTAGACTCGACCACAATGGCTTTAATGCGCTTTCGGCAAGGCAACTTTATTGCGTTGTTATCGGATGAAGACGACCCTGAGCAGGTAGAAGATGTTGTGCCGGAGTACTATTGATGGTTACAATCGGCTATAAACAGGACCCTTAGGGAAAACACATGAATTCCATCGCCCGACAGCGCTTTGCGCAAATGATGCAGCAAGAAACCGACCAGCCTATGCGGCCTCAAACCCCACAGGGACAGGCGAGTCGTATGATGAGCGCGGTGCGCATGGCCGAGGGCGGTGCGGTAGGTGGCTTGCCAACTTTAGAGGAGATGTCTCAGCCCGGCTATCAGTTTCAAATGCCGGACCTATCGACAAATACGCCTCCTGTGCCTATGTTTAATTTAGAGGCACCGGCGTTTGGTGGGATGGAACAGAGCACGTATGACTGGACGGCGCCTATTGTGCAGTCCGCACAACAAGCGGCAGCGGCACAACAAGCGGCAGCACAACAGGCAGCACAACAGGCAGCACAACAAGCGGCAGCACAACAAGCGGCACAACAGGCCGAAGAGCAGGCTCGACTCCAAGCGGGCATACAAGCGGGACTAAATAGGCAAGCTCAGGCTAAGCAAGACCAACAGGCCGAAGAAGAACGCGCCAGACTACAGGCCGAAGAAGACGCACGGCAGGTATCAGGTGGCGGGCTTGGAGGCATCAGGGACCAAGTCAAGCAAGCAATAGAGAACCCAGTAGACCCTACTCGGCAGTACATCATTGACCGCTTTAGGAGTGAGTTTGGGCTAAGCCTAGATGGAAGCGTGCCAGGGCCGAGAACCAATGGCCAAGTTACTTGGCAAGAAGACACAGGCGGTGAAGGCTCTATGATGACAACGAGAACCGGCACCATTGAAGAGCGTGACCGTGCGCTGGGACGCGCAATTGACCCAAATGAACAAGGCGCTTAAAGCCGCGTGAACCCTTTACCAAGGCAAGAATATGTCGATTGACAAGGCACTGAACTCCTTACCTGAAGTCTCCATTGAGATAGAACAGGAAGACATGTCCGGCATGTTGGACATTGAAATCATCTTGGAAGATGATGGCAGTGCGGTTATTGAGATTGGGGAAGACGAGCCGGATGTGCCGTTTTACGCCAACTTGGCCGAGGTCCTTGATCCATCAGACTTGAACAATATTGGCGACAACCTCTTGCAACTGTTTGATGCAGACAAGGAGTCGCGCGCCGATTGGGAGCAGACTTACGCCAAGGGCTTGGATCTGTTGGGCTTAAAGATTGACGAGCGCACCAAGCCGTTCCGTGGTGCGGCAGGCGTGGTACATCCCATGCTGACCGAGGCAATTGTGCAGTTCCAATCCCAAGCCATGAAGGAACTGATGCCCTCTGGTGGCCCCGTCAGAACGCAAGTGGTGGGCAAGGAAACATTGGACAAGTCGCAACAAGCCGCGCGTGTTCAAGACTTTATGAATTACCAGATCACCAACGTCATGCAAGAGTACACGCCGGAGATGGATCAGGCGTTGTTTTATCTCGGCTACGGTGGCTCGGTCTTTAAGAAGGTTTACTTTGACAGCCAACTAGACCGTATGGTCAGCAAGCTCTGCTTGGCTGACGACGTGTACATCCCGTACCACGGCTCAAGCGTCATGAGCCAATGCCCACGGATCACGCACCGCTTACCAATGGATTCCAACGAGTACCTGAAAAGGGTATTTGCGGGAGAGTATTTGGACTTGAACATTCAGGCTCAAGACGGATCACGGCCCTCGGATCAGATTCAAGACGCAGTAGACCGCGCCATTGGTATGTCCATGTCCGGCGAGTCAGAGGAAATCTTCCTGCTCGAGTTTATTGTTGACTTGGATCTGCCTGGCTTTGAGGACTTGGACGATAGCGGTGAGCCAACGGGCATTAAGTTGCCTTATGTGGTCACGCTTGATGAGTCCTCAGGCAGGGTCGTGGGTGTTCGTCGCAATTGGAAAGAGGAAGACGAGCTTAAGCTACGCCGCGAGTACTTTGTGCACTATGTGTTGATCGAAGGCTTGGGTGCTTATGGCTTAGGTTTTGTACACCTGATTGGTGGCTTGTCCAAGACAGCAACCGCTGCATTGCGCCAATTGCTTGATGCGGGCACACTCTCGAACCTACCCGCAGGATTCAAGGCCAAAGGCGCGCGGATCGCGGACGATGACAAGCCTATCCAGCCGGGCGAGTGGCGAGACATTGACGCGGGGGGCGCGGAGCTTTCTGCCTCACTCATGCCAATGCCTTACAAGGAACCGAGCCAAGTCTTGTTCCAGTTAATGGGCTTCACGGTCCAAGCGGGTAACCGTTTGGCAAGCATCGCGGACATGCAAGTAGGGGACGGCAATCAGCAGGCCGCTGTAGGCACAACCATTGCTTTGCTTGAGCGAGGCTCAATGGTGATGTCTGCCATACACAAGCGTCTGCACTACTCACAGTCATTAGAATTCAAGATGCTTGCCCAAGGCTTTGGTGAGTACCTTCCTGACGAGTATCCGTACGATGTACCAGGCGCGAGTCGCTCGATTAAGCGTCAAGACTTCAACAACATGGTGGCAGTGCTACCGGTTGCTGACCCTAACATATTCTCGACCGCTCAGCGTTTGATGCTGGCACAGACACAATTGCAATTGGCGCAATCCGCGCCTCAGATGCACAACATGTACGAAGCGTATTACCGCGTGTATGCAGCGCTAAACGTTCGAGACATTGACGGCATCTTGCGCCCGCAGAACTCACAAATGCCCAAGGACCCCGCAACAGAGAACGGGGACGTTATGGACGGCATGGAGCTCAAAGCGTTTGCGGGACAGCAACACGATGCGCACATCGCAGCACACCTGATGGCAGGACTTAGCCCGTTGATTGGCAACAATCCATTGGCCGCCACCACGTTGCAAAAGCACATCTTAGAGCACGTCCGCCTGAAAGCAGAAGAGGACGTCTCAGTGGAACTGTTTAAGCAATACGGTGTGGATCCAAAGGGCATGATCTCTGACATCCAGCGTGAAGGCATGATTGCCTTGTTGATTGCGCAGTATCTGCAACAGGTCCGCGACATGCAGAACCAGTTAGCTGGTGGCGGCGGTGGGCAAGCAGATCCAGTGGTTGCCTTGAAGGAAAAGGAACTTGAGCTCCGTGCGCAAGAGCAACAAACAGACTCACAAGTGGACCAAGCTAAGTTGCAGTTGGATTCACAGAAGCTGCAACAGGATCAGCAAAACGCACAAGCGCGGATTGACTCCCAAGAGAACATCGCTCAGTTGCGGGCACAGGTCGGTCGTGAGCGAGTTGAAGTGCTCAAAGACAATATGCAAGGAAACAATAATGCGCAATAGAAAACCCAGTCCAGTAAAAAATACCACCGAGAGCATTAAGCAAAAGGTGGTGGCTCCCCGTAAGTCAGCCAAGACAAACTCTGGCGTTGTGCGCACGGTTAAAAAGCGTGATGGCAATACCCCTGTTAAAATTTACTAAGGAACTAACATGGCAACAAGCAAGATGGTAAAGAAGGAAAGCGAGATGACCCCCAGTGAGCGCGCACAGTTAACCGCGCAACGGGTTCGTGATCGCGAGAAGGCAAAGGCTGAGAAAAAGAAGGAGCAGGAAAAGCCTACGTTTATTGATCGACTGCGTGGCATGGTTTCACCAAGAAAGACTTCTGGTGACAAAAAGAATGTCCGTGATTCGTTGTCCAAAGAGGACATGATGGCGGATATTGAAGAAGAAAAGCAAATGAAAAAGGCTGAAGCCGCAGCCAAAGATCTGTCGGTTACAGGCTTTAAAAAAGGTGGTATGGTCACGGCCCGTGGTCAAGGTCGCGTGCGCACCAAAAAAGCAACCCGTATTTGCTAGAAGTTTATTAAGCCTTCAGACGGGGTTATCCGTCTGCTTTTACATGGAAACTAACCATGCTTGAATTTGCAGAGGCAGTGCTCAAGGAGATTCGACGCCTACAGGCCGACTCCGAAAACATCGTGCTCAACGGTACTATCGCCAATATGGAGCGATACCGGTTCATGATGGGACGTCTCGAAGGCTTAAAAATAATGGAAGACATGGTCAAGCAGATGATCAAGGAATCCCAAAAAGATTTTTAACCTGAGAGGAGATGTTCCAATGGAACAGGTAGTTGAGGCACCCATGACAGAACTCGAGCGTAAGTGGCAAACAGCAAAGGAGAACACACAACCTTCCTTGCTTGATGCCTACGATGACAGCGGCAAGTTTGAGCCTGAAAGCTTGAACCCCGACGTTGTTAACCGCGTACCGCGCCCCACGGGTTGGCGTATTGCTATTCTCCCCTATCGCGGTACGCTAAAAACCAAGGGTGGCATTCTCTTGGCAGAAGAAACCCAGAAGCGCACACAACTAGGCACCACTTGTGGGTATGTGCTAAAGATGGGTAGTCTTGCTTATGCTGACCAAGCTAAGTTCCCCTCAGGACCTTGGTGCAAGGAAGGCGACTGGATTATCTTTGGTCGCTATGCTGGTGCGCGGATCGCTATTTATGGTGGCGAAATTCGATTGTTAAACGATGATGAAATCTTAGGGATCGTAAGTGACCCCGAAGACGTCTTGCATATTGCTTAAGGAGTAGCACATGTCGAACGAAGAACTTGAATATGATGTTGGAGCCGACGAGACTGAAACAACCGTTGAGGTCAGCGAAGAAGGTGTAGAGCAGGTTGCGCCTACTGAGCAATCTCAACAAGAAGAGGAGCTTGACTCTTACAGTGGCAAGGTACAGAAGCGCATTGACAAGCTGACGGCTCGCCTACGGGAGACACAGCGCCGTGAAGAGGCGGCCATCGCTTATGCCCGTAACGTGCAACAGAAAGCCACGCAGCTTGAAGATCGGTTCAAGCGCACGGACCAAGAACGCGTTGTGGCCACACAGGGTCGTTTGCAGACAGAGATTGCGACACTAAAGCAGATCATCCGCAAAGCCCGTGAAGAAGGTGATATAGATACAGAGACCGAGGCTCAAGAACGACTGACCTCGGCTCACTATGATCAACGCCGTATGGTGGAGACGGAAAACTACCGTCAAGGCCTAGCCACTCAAGCGCAGCAGCAGCAAGCCTATGCGCAGCAGCAGCAAGCCTATGCGCAACAAGCGACTGCTCGGCGCGCGGAACCCGACCCTAAGGCCGAAGACTGGGCTGATCGTAATGATTGGTTTGGGAAGGACGTACCCATGACACATGCGGCACAAGGGATACATATTCAGCTTGTTCGTGACGAAAAGTTTGACCCAACGTCCGATGAGTATTATGATGAGCTAGATCGTAGGATGACTGCATCTTTTCCACATAAGTTTTCTGGTGGTGCATCATCCCGTAACAGTGCCAACCGACCCGTGCAAACGGTTGCGCCTGCCTCCAGATCATCTGGGGTTAATAGAGCACGCCGCACCGTCAAGCTCTCACCGAGCCAGGTTGCGATTGCAAAAAGATTGGGTGTTCCGCTAGAGGAATACGCCAAATACGTTAAGGAGTAGTACCATGAGCGACACAAACTTGCCAAAACTTACTCGCGGTTCTCGTGACGATTCATCTCGTGACAACACTGCGCGGCGTAAACCATGGACTCCTCCCTCACGATTGGATGCGCCGCAAGCGCCTCCTGGGTTTAAACATCGTTGGATCCGTGCGGAAGCAGGTGGTCAGGAGGATCGTATTAACGTCTCGTCAAAACTTCGTGAAGGCTACGAATTAGTGCGTGCCGAAGATCACCCTGAGTTCAAGTCTCCAAGCGTGGAAGACGGCCGACATGCTGGTGTACTCAGCGTGGGAGGCTTGTTGCTAGCGAAGATACCCGAGGAGACAGCTAACGAGCGAAACGCGTATTACGCATCTCGCACCCATGACCAACTTCAGTCCGTGGACAATGAAATGATGAAGTCGAATTCCCATTCGACCATGCGTATCAATAATCCACAACGACAATCACAAGTCTCTTTTCGCGACGTAGGGTCCGAAAAGTAACCTCTTAAGGAATGACAAATGGCTAATATCGACAAAGCCTTCGGTCTACGCCCAATGGGTAACCTGTCCGCCACTGGTGGGCAAAAGCAGTATGGTTACGAAATTGCGGATAATCAGTCCGGAGCAATTTTCCAAGGCGACCTCGTCACCGTTTATGACGGCTACTTGGTTCAATTCGCCCCCGCTACCCATACGGCAGCAGTTGGCGTGTTCAACGGTTGTAACTACGTTGACCCCACCACCGGCAAGCCAACGTTTAGCAACTACTACCCTGGCTCAGTCAACATTACACAAGGCAAGATTATTGCTGACGTGGTTGACGATCCAAACCAGTTGTTTACCATCCAAGCAGACGAAGACGTTGTTCAGGCCGACATTGGCAAGAACGCTGACGTAACCGTTGGTTCAGGTAACACTGTTTCGGGTGTTTCCGCCATGGAGCTCGACTCCTCAACCGTCGCCAATACCGCTGCGTTGAACGTCAAAATTGTTGGCTTTTTAAGCACCCCAGCCAATGAAGCAGGCGCCAACAACGTTGTGGTTGTGGTTAAGATTAACGAACACTTGTACGGTAGTGCCGGTGTCGCTGGACAAGGAGCCTAATCATGGCTATTTCACGTTCCCAGTTAGTAAAAGAACTCGAGCCAGGTCTTAACGCTTTGTTTGGACT